TGATCAAGCACGGCGAGGAACTCAACGCCCACGCCCGGATCATGGCGACCCAGTCGCTGATCTACAAGCAGACGGCCGACGCGCAGGGCGACTTCCAGCGCTCGGGCGACTCGGTGGCCAACACCCAGAAGCGGATCGCGGCCGAGACCGAGAATGCTCAGGCCCAGCTCGGCGAGAAGCTGGCCCCTGCCTACCTGGCCGTATTGACTGTACTAAACCAGGTGATCACCGGGCTATCCGCGTTCCTAGACTCCATGACTCCCGTGGTGCGAGCGGTTTGGGAATGGCGCGACGCCATCGCTGCGGTCGGCGCAATCCTGCTCATCATGAGCGCGCGGATCATCGCGTTCAACGTGGCATCGGCAGCCTACCTCGCGGTGCAGGGCGCGATCAGATTGGCGACCACGGCCTGGACGACGGTGCAGTGGCTGCTCAACGCCGCTCTCACGGCCAACCCCATCGGCCTAGTGGTAACCGCTATCGCCGCGCTGGTCGCGATCTTCGTGGTGGCCTACAACCACTCGGAGACCTTCCGCAACGCGGTAGATGGTCTGGGCAAGGCGTTCATGGCGATGGTCGAGGGCGCGATTCCCGCGATCACGGAGTGGGCGACCAAGGTCGGCACGTCGTTTATGCAGGCTGTGACCGACGTCACCAACTTCATAACCCGCATCGGCGCAATGCCGGGCGAGGTGGCGTCCGCAATCGCCGGGTTCGCCGAGATGTTGTGGAACAACATCGTCGTGGCGGGCTGGCAGCGGGTCACCACATTCTTTACCCAGGATATACCCCGCTGGGTGGGCGAGGTGGCCGCTGGTCTGGCCGACTTCGGCAACCGGGCGCTCGCGGGCATCAACGCGGGATGGGAGTGGGTCAAGAACATCTGGTCTCAGGCCAACCAGTTCCTGATTTCCACGATTACGGGGTGGATCGGCGGCATTGTCGGCGGCCTGACCGACTTTGGCAACCGCGCGCTCGGCGGGATCCTCCAGGGCTGGGAGCGTGTCAAGACCGGCTGGCAGCAGGCCAATGCATTCTTGATTCAGAAGGCCGTCGAGTTCGTCACCGGCATCATCAATGCGCTAATCAACTTCCCCCAGCGACTCTGGGAAAAGATCGTCGGCGCGTGGGAGGCCTTGCCAGCCGGGATCCGCAAGCCCATCGAGGACGTGGTGAACGCCGCGATCCAGATGGGCAAGGATATGCTCAATGCGTTGGTGAACCTGCCCTCCGATATGGTGAACATGGGACACCAGATCATCGACGGGCTGCTCAACGGACTGAAGGCCAAGGGCCAGCAGATCGTCGACTACCTGACGAACCTGATTCCCGGTCCGGTGCGTCAGGCGCTGGGCATCTCGTCGCCATCGTCGGTCATGCACGACATCGGCAACATGACGATCCAGGGCCTGATCAACGGATTGCAGCAGCTGATGCCCCAGGTGAAGACCACGCTCGACCAGATCCTCTCCATCATCAACAGCGTCAAGAGTTCGCTCGGGATTTCATCGCCGTCGAGCCTGATGCACCAGATCGGCGAGTTCCTCATGCAGGGGCTGGACAACGGTCTGCAGAGCTGGATTCCGAAGATCCAGGCCACCCTCGACAAGGTGGTCAACATGGCCAAGACCAACATGCAGCAGATCGGCCAGGTTGCGGAGGACGGAACCAAGGTCGCGGCCGGATTCTACGACGAGATCATGGTCGCCGGGCAGAAGTTCGTCAAGGGCGATGCGGGTTACGCCGCAGCGGCCAAGAAGCTTGGGCTATCCGACGCCCAGATCAACACGGCTAAGGCTGGGGTGGCTGGGATATCGGACGACCTGCGCAACGAGAACTGGAACACCGCATACGATCGGGCGACCGGACTGGTCAAGCAGCTCGGCCCGTCCATGCACATCGACGCCCGCAGCTTCGGAACGCAGCTCAATCCGAAGGACGTCGTTGACCAGATCCTATGGAAGGCCAAGGCTGGCGGGCTGGTCCCCGCTTAGGAGGAATCATGATTCTCACCGTCACGATCATCGGTCTCGCGATCGCACTAGCCTGCTTCGTCGTGGCGTCCGCCACCACCCACGCCCGCGACACCACCTCGCCGGGCTGGGTCCGTACCAACTGGATTGCCGTAGGCCTGGCGGTCTACGTGTTGGTGCAGTTGATCCTGGCGATCTTGGCGCGATGAGAAGTACCCAACAGGGCCAGTGGCGCCAATTCTTCTTCGGGCCGGGGACTGCGTACCCCGTCACCGACATCTCCGGCGTCGACGACATGGCGCCGATCCGGACGGCCGACATCAACCGTCCACAGATGGACGGCGACTGGTCCGGTACTGATCAGGTGGACGCGCGTACCATCGTCCTCAGCCTTGGGATTCAGGGTTCGGACCCGGCCGATCTCGAAGCCAAGCGTAAAGATGTGCTGTATCAGATGAGCCCGTCGCGCCGAGACACCGAGCGGCTGGTCCTGACGGACGGGAGGCAAGTCTATGGTAAGCTTCGGCGGTCGGCTATGCCGAGTGATATGGGGTTTGACTGGCGACTGGGCGAGATTCATCTGGAGTTCTATTGCCCGGACCCCAAGGTCTACACGGGGGACGTTCAAGTAAAGACGCTGATCGCGGGTGCGGGGCGGCTATCCGGCCGCACCTACGTTCGCGGCTACACGGCTGCGTCCGGCGCGCCGAACTACGTTTCGCCCAAGGGCTGGCAGTACCCGGCTCTAAGCCAGGTGGTGTCCGACGCCCAGATGACCAACACGGGCAACGTCGACGCCCCGGTGGAATGTATCCTCGACGGCATCCTGCAGAACCCCCGGATCGAGGTCGTCGGGGTTAGCCAGTTCCCGCTCAGCGTCACGCTCGGCACGGGAGACCGGCTGATCGTTACCCGCGACTACCACCTGTACCTCAACGGGGTCGAGCGGCGCGACCTCCTCGGCGTGGGAGCCGAGTGGCCTGCTATCCCTCCGGGGACCTGGACGATTCGGCTGTTCGCTCAATCGGGTAACGGCACCGCCCAGATCACGACCCAATCGGCGAACCTATGACGGGTCCCAACGAGGGTATCGATACCACTCTGGTCGTTCGGAGCATGCAGACCCGGGCGATCCTGGCGATGCTGCCCTGGTCGTCGTTGCAGTACGAGGCGCGAATCAACAGCGCGGGTCAGATGACCGCGACGATTCCGGTGCTGGACGGCGGGATGCAGGGGATTTTGTTGCCGGGGCGCGTGCTGATCGGGGTGCTGCGCGGATCGTCGCCAGTGTGGTCGGGCATCCTGTGGAAGCGGCAGTTCAATCCCTCGGGGACGCTGACCATCGGCTGCGAGGAGCTGCTCTCCTACTGGGACCGACGTCGCATCCGCCAGACGCTGATCTTCACCCAGATCGACCAGTCGATGATCCTATCCACGCTATTCACCCTCCCGCAGCAAGATACCTATTCGAACCTCGGTGTCGCGCTCACTGGCAACATCACCACGGGGGTGCGGCGCGACCGGACCTACTACGGTTACGATCGCAAGAGCTACGGCGAGTCCATCCGCGCACTGTGCGGCGTGATCGACGGGCCGGACATCAAGAGCGAACCGGCGTTCAGTGCCAATGGCGCGTGGACCGACTCGATTCGGGTGGGTTATCCTCGGCTCGGGCGCACCCTCGCCAACAGCAGGATCACGTTTATCGTGGGTGTGAACTGTGAGATCGAGTACTGGCTAGAGGACGCGGCCAGCTCGACCACGGTGATCGAGTGCCTGAGCACGAACCCGGCCGACGCGACGAACCCGTTGATCTCCCGGTACGAGGCGCAGTTTATGTACGGCGCGGGCTGGATGCGGCTAGAGGACGCGCTCAGCTTCACCGACATCAGCATTCAGGCCACGCTCAACGAGAAGGCCAAGGCCGAGCAAGCTGCCCGATCGGGGGTTGTCCTGACCGTCACGATCTCGCTTCCTGACGCGGACCAGGATCCGGTGCTCGGGACCTACGGCGTAGGCGACGACTGCCGACTGATCATCCCTCCGGGACCGATGTTCATCGAGGGCTACGACCTCCAGGTGCGGATCGCCTCGATCAGCGTCGACGCGGGCCAGATGGACCGAGTCAAGGTGCAGATGGTCCCCGCTCTGCTTGACGGCACAGTGATCATCCCCGTGTCCTCGACATTCCAAGCGGTCCCCCAAGCTGGGCTGCAAGTCACCCCGACCGTGCCGGAGTCGGAGATCACCACGATCCCGGAGGTGGCCGAATGACTCGCGTAGCCCGCTCCATCGACATATCCGAGTGGCTGACCCGGACGGAGGAGCGGCTGTCCACGGCGGAGCGTCGGCTCGCTGCTGCCGCGCGACCCGCTCAGGGCGCGACCGCGACGGTCTACGGGCCGAACCTCCTGCCCAACCCCGACTTCGAGACGGCGGGCAACGTCGACCTATCCGGCTGGCAGAACCTCCAGTACGGTGCACCGGTTACCGGCCCCGACGCCATTTCGGGTGTATGGAGCTACCGGATGCTCCACTCGGCGCAACAGCCGGTCATCACCCGGGAGAAGCGCTCGATTAATATTCGGCCTTACGCTTGGCGGGTCTATAAGGGCGACAACACCTACAAGTCGCCGGTCGGCTCGGACGGCTACGATCACCTGTTCCAGGGCCAGTTCGACGCCGTGGACGGCAACCAGCGCTGCTACATGTGGTTTGATCCGGCTGGCTTCCAGGATCTCGTCAGCTCGGTACCGGGCGACTGGGTGTCCGCCGATCTGTTGCTCTTCTGGGAACACTGGTTCTGGTCCGAGGGCGGAACCCACATCCTCGGCGCGCACACCGTCACGTCGCCTCCTGCCGTGGGTGCGGTCGGCCCGCTAACTAACAGCTTCCCCAACTTGGTCCAGTTCAGCTGGCCGGGTCGCTACATGTGGGGTTCGTGCCCGATCATCTCGATCGGCGGGATCTGCGACCGGCTTAGGGACGGCACGTTCCGTGGCTTCGAGTTCGGCCCAGGCCCGACCACCAACCAGACGTATTACGGCTACGCCCGACCGTACGACGCCCAGCTCCGCGTCACCTACTGGAAGACGACCAATATCTCCCTCGGCGGAAACACGTCGGAGGTGCGGTCCAGCGGGATCGGGGTGACGGGCGGGAACGTCAAGTGGAACATGGGCGTCTCGGTGATTAGCACCGTTCCAGCCGTCGCCACGATCGGAGTGTGGTGGAAAAACAACGTCGGCACGATCACCGACGTCGACGTCGGGACGGCGAACCTCGGTGCAAGCGCGATGTCCCCGCTGACGGGCACGACCGGAGCGGCATTCTCCGACGCAGCGGTCGACATGGGCTGCTACATCAAGATGAACGGCTCGCCCCCATCGGACGGTGCGGGGGGTACTGTCCCGTGGAACTACACAGTTGACGACTTCTACCTGCGCCAGCTGATCGCGGGATAGGGAGCTAACCATGACACTCAAATGTCTATTCCTCCAACAGGGTACGTATAACGCCCTCGACGACCGAATGATCGGTGGTCTCTGGCTCGACCCAACGACCGACCCGCTGTCTGGCGGTGGGCGCATCATTACCGGTCTGCTCGCCTCGGCACAGGCGACCCCGAACATGACGATCCTGATGTCACCTGGTCGTGCAGTTTGTCCGACTCCGGCGTCAGACGGAGGCGGCTACATCGTGATGAACGACGCCAACGCCACGATCACCGTGCCTCCCGTTAGCACCCTGCCGCGCGCCGATCTGGTGCTCATGGCGGTTGACGACGGCGACTATTCGGGTGCGGTCTACGCCCCCAAGATGTACGTGCTGGCCGGTACTCCCGCCGCATCACCAGCC